CCTGGACACCGAGAATGTCGGCAAATCCCGTAACGTAATGACTCACCAGGGAGCGCGTGACGTCCAGTTCACGGGCGATCTGAGCTTGGGACTTCTTCCCGTTGAGTTGGTCGAGCCCGGCGGCGAAGGCCAGAGCGTGGACCATCACGGGAAGATTCTTTCCCTGCAGAAGGAATGCGATGACACGGCCAAAAGCCTCCTGATGCTCGGAAGCTACCTCCGTGGCCACCTTCTTCTTCTCCTGATCGTTCCACACCATCACGCGGCGTGCCTGAGTCGGCGTGATCCCTAACAAATCCGCCAAAATCTCCTCCTCCGTATCGATCTCCCGAGCGAGGTCGGGTTGATAAAACGCCTCCCCCGTATCCGGATCACGACCATAGGCCAGCTTCAGATCGCGGATATAATTGGCCTGAGCAGCCTGAGGCGTGCAGGAAATCCCGTGATTCGGGAACATCACAGCCCCTCCAGTTTTTTGATGCCTAGCTTCCGCCGGATCCGGCAGGCCGGGATGCCCGTAAAGTCACACAGCAGATCGAGACCCGACCCTCGAAGAAACGACACCAGATCAAGGACTTCGCGCATGTTGTCCATGCCATCCAGGACACGGTACATGCGGACCTTCTTAGTTTTGACCCGGCCGAGGATCCCCACGACCTCCCCATCGGCATCGAGCACTCGATTTTTCTGCAGCAGCTGAAAATTGAGCATCGCCGTGTGAATGATCGCGGAGACCAGCCCCACCAGCGCATCGTCAGGACGTGTTTGTCTCATCGAAGTCCTTGAGCCTCCTGCTTGCGGTGCTCCTGGGACAGGGCGCGGACCTTTGAGGAACGCCGGGCTCCGGAAACGGCACCGCCACGCCGACCGAAAAAGCCACAGACCGTCCACCAGTCCTGACCGGTTTCCCGCATCCGCGCTTCGATCTTTTGGCGAACGTCCGGATTCATCGCTCCTCCTTTCGCGCCGCATCTTCGGCAGCGGACATTGGTCGGAGGCCCAAATGAGCCACCGAGTTCCAGAACTGCTCCTCTTGATAAGCGTGCAGCGGACATAGATGCCGTGGCCCCACCACCACGCAGGCCGTGTCTTCGCATTCTTGTTCATCACAAGTTGCAAAATGACCCGTCGCCAGCTTCAGCATCCCGTTCATCGGAAAACCTCCGGAACGTAGGTGGAGCGGATTTTCAGCCCCGTCCGGGATTGAAGAACATGCAGGTCGTATCCGGTGACCCGACGATACCAGGACCAGAAACGCCAGATCATTTTTTGAACCGCTCGATGGCGGTGGCAATGATCTCAACCCATTCCTCGAAGCCGACCAGAAGGACGGCCAGAAGGATCAGACACCAGAACGTCCAAAAGATCATACATTGATCCTCCGCACCGAAGGGCACACTGGGACACACTGGAAGCCACTTTTAACAGAGTGGCGGTGAGGGAGGGATTCGAACCCTCGGTACTCGCACAGGGCAGTTTTTTGCATGGTTTTGTGTGGTTTTCTCTGTAGCTGAACGATTTTGCTGGGTTGTTTTTGGTATCGCTGGGCACACTGGGGCACACTGGAAATCCAATGGCCTCGATATTTACCCGCGAAAATTCCCCGTTTTGGTGGATCAAGTGGCGTGATGCCACGGGCAAGATCCGTCGAGAGTCCACATCCCTGCGGATTGACTCGAAATTGGAGACCAGAAAAGCGCGGGAGACCGCCATGCTCCGGAGCGTGGACGAGTTGCGATCCGGAGGACCGGCTCCCGGCAAGGAACGCCTTCTGGACTCGTGGGTTCCCCTGTGGCTCACGGCAACCAAGACCGGAGGAACCCTGCGGAGATACCTCCAATGCTGGACGGCCCTGTCGATTTTCTTTGAGGGAAAGAAAATTACCCTGGCCGAGCAAATCACCCGCGCGGACTGCTTGGAATACTTCGCCAAGCGCAAAATCGATGTCGGTGGCCTCGGAAAGACCCACACCAATACCGTCCTGCTGGACCTCAAAGTCCTCCGGCTCGTGCTGTTTGAAGCTCAGAAGCGCGGATGGATCCATGCCAATCCCGCAAGCCGACTTGGAATCGATTCGGTCAAGGCAAAGGAGCGTCAGGAAATGACCCTTGCGGACATCGAACTGATCCGATCCAGACTTCCAGAGGGAAGCGATCAGCGCGTGGCCTTCGAAATCGCCCTGCACCAGGGATGCCGCCTGAAAGAAACCTCCCTGCCCCTTGATGCCTTCGACCTTGAGGATGGTACGGTCACCTTTGAGACCAAGGGTGGAAAGACCCATGTCACGCTGCTTCATCCCGATCTGATCCCGTTGATTCGAAATCTGAAGGCAAAAAAGCGCAAAGTGACTTGGGAATACCACGATCAAGCGGCAAGAGACTTCAGTCGCCTCTTCCGCAAGCTGAAACTCCGCAAACGAGGGATCAGCTTTCACTCCACAAGAGTGACGGCCGTGACCCGCCTCGCCCGAAGCGGAAGCGTCAGTGAGCAACAGGCTATGCGCTTTATCGGTCATTCTTCAGCAGTGGTTCACAAGGTTTACCAGCGGCTCGGCGCACACGACTTGAAAGGATGCCTTCAGGCCTTGAGCGGGACCAAAAACCTGTTGTCCGGAAATCCCTGTTAGCCCGGAGCCAGGACAAAGCGTGGGAGAGGGTGGTCGTTGTCCCGAACTCCATCTCATACCCACCCGTCACCATGGCCGTCACATAGCCACGGGAGCGACCGAGGGCCTCTGCCAGTTGTGACTTATTGAGGATTTTCACGGGCGGAAATTTCGTGGTCTTTTTCCGTCAGGAGTTCTGCTTGGGGGCTCCGTAGGTCTTCTTGATCGCCTTGCGGACGAGATCCGCCACCTTCAGGTCTTCCTGCTCCGCCAGCTTGCGGAGGTGCTTCACGACCGGATCCGCGAGCCTGACACTGACTTGTTTATCCAAAATCTGTCCGTTCATGGGTGCACTGGTATACAACGCACCCCACTGCACGCAAGATAAAAGTTTCGCTTAGGCAAAAAAAGTTTGCGTTGGGTTCTTATGGGTTACATTGAAACCCATGAAGATGAACAAACAGGTGCAAATCCGCATGCCCTTGGAAATGTACGCACACTTGCAAAAACTCGCCGAAGAGCGCGCTCCCGGAACGACTCCGGCCCTTCTCATCCGCGAAGCGATCCACCAGGTTTATTTCCAAACCGCCCCATCGCAGACAACGGCCGACCAGCCGCCGAAAAAATCCGTCAAAGCGTGATTTTGAGCTTTCCCGACGGTTACCCGTTGTAGCACGTTTCCACTCGCATGAACACCTCATTGGCCTACGTCGATTACAGTCCCTGGGCATTTCTCGGCGGCGGGACAATCCTGCTGCTGATCCTTGCCGGGATCCTTTACGCGCTCTTTCCCCTTTTGACCCTTTGGCTCTTGTGGCGTGGCCGAGTCAGCCTTTTGAAAATCCGTGATGACAATGCGGCATCCCACGCTGCCATCATCGAGGAACTTCAGCGGCAGAATATCCTGACCCGTCAGTTACTCAGGGCTTACGGCCACGAACCGGAAGCCTAGATTCTTTTTTGCTTCGCTGTCGATGTGCTTCCCATGGGAGCACACGACCGCCAGAAAGCCCGTCCACTTGGAAGTCACCGCAGCCATCACGCGATTCCCCAGACGTTTTTCTCCAGTTCGCTGATCGACCCCGTGTTCTCGATCACGACATCCACGGGAAAATCCTGCTGTTCCGATGCATGGGACTCGACGGCTTCGACGGGGCGTTCGATGCGGACAATCACCGCCCCGATGGCTTTGAGGGCTTCGGCCTCGTCGGGAAACCGCAGATCATCGACCACGACGTCGATGCCGGAATCCAGCAGTTGTTTGGCTTTTCGGAGGAGAATCCTGCGCCAAAAATCCTGCGCCATCAGTTCTCGCCCCCATTCCGTTCCGAGGGTCTGCATGGCATAGCGAGGGGAATGCCCGGCCAAAGCGTCGTGCGGGTCTTCCTTGAATTTTCCCGCGATCATCTCCTTGGCCGTGAGCGGACCGACGCCCGCCTCTGTCAGGAGGCAAAGGATCATTTTCTTGATCGGCGACGCGTAGCTCAGCCGCGCATAGTGGTGCTTGCGGACAAGGAATTCGGAAGCGGTGGACTTTCCGCTGCCAGCCGATCCGCAGAAGGCGACGATCCGGGGCATGACAGGGATTGCCTGTCAAAAATCAACTTACTTCCAAATATCCCAGCAAGCGGAGCAAACCGGCAGCGCCCGCTTCCTGATCGATGGCCCGGGGATTGTAGATCCCATCCGAGGTGTATTTTCCCGAAAGATAGTGATTGGTCCCGGCCCAGAGATACGGGGAGGGAAGTCCCATGCGCCGGTATCCGAGACCGTTGAACCGCTCGATCCGATCGAGGGTCGTGGCAATGTCATCCCAGCCTCCGAGCCCCGAGAGCGTGTCATAAGCCAGCGCATCGATGGCCGAATCCTCCCAGGTGAACGGGGCGTCTCCCTCGAGGGGTCGACCTTTGGGCACATGGATCGTGCGGCCGGTCAAAGGATCGCCGTTGTGAAGGTGACAGTGAAAATCACAATCCGCTTCCCGGGAATGAATCACCCCGATGACTTGCCACGGAACGAGCGTGATGCCGGAGACGCGCTCATACCTGGAACGCGCGGCCTTGATCTCATCGACCGGCTCCCGGAATCGAAACGATTCCGTGATTTCCATGGAATCCCACAGTTGGGAAAGTGATTCCATCAGGCAGCCGGGGGAGCAGGGGGAAGATCCTTGGATTCAATCAGTTTTTGCCCGACTTTCCCGAGGCCAAGGGCCGTGACGAGCCAGACGAGGAATTCCTTCACGTTACCCGGGATATCGTGGTTCGTGTCCCAGGTCTTGATCACGACGGCGATGCAGATGCCAAGCGACACGAGGATCGACAAGACGAAACAAAACCGCATGGCCGAGGCCAGACCGTTGTCCTCCGCCAGCAATTCCTTGACCCAAGCAAACAACTTCACGGGATCAGGTGGGCAAGCGAAGCCACGCAGGTGCGCCCCAGGGCGTAAATCCCGGAAAACGCGCCCGCATAGACCAACACGACACAAATCACCGACCAGGGCAGCGGAAACTCGCGCAGGATCATCCCGCTGACCAGCGTGCCAAGATAGAGCGCTCCGATCAGGGCGATGCCGATCAGGAAAACATCCCGCTGCGCGGCATTATCATGGGCCTGCTTGCGGAATTGCTCGGTCAGGATGGTTTGTTCCTTCAGCGCGGTAATCGCGCCGTTGTAATCGCTCTGTGCCTTGACCAGATCCAGCTTTTGCTGACGGCTCAGGGCCTCGATGTGTTCGACCGTGGCGAGGATGTCGGCTCGGGTGACCTTGGAAAGATCGGCCCCGTTCATGTTCACAAAACCGCAAATCGTGACCATGACCGACAGAACGTGTCTCAAGAATCGACGTTTCATTTGGAGGAACGGAGCCATTGTTCGACCACCACGGCTTTGCCATCGATCCGGTCGGAAATTGCGGCGGCCTGAGTCAGGGAAACGGATGCCTGTGGGCGGCAATTCCGCGCGGCGCAGCCAGTCAGCGAGGCGAGCAGGATCAGGGAAATCAGCGTTCTCATAGCCATTTCCGAATTCCGGCAAAGATCGCCAGCGCCCCCGCGCACAAGGACACAAGAAGGGTCAGATTCTGCAGCCAAATGTGCGGATGATCGAAAAACGACAGAACCAGCGCCACGAGGGAAACAAGGGCCGAAACGGCGCTAGTATGCATTTCTCCCCCTGGCGTCTGGTTCATTGTCTAAAGTAGCGTGTCAATTAGCTTTTGATCCCGACGTTCAATTTGGCCGTGCCGTTTGGCAAAATTGAAAGGTTCAAACCCTGGAGATTCGCAAGCGTTGCGCCGTTGGGAAGAGTCAGGACGTTTGCGGATTGAATCGCTCCGAGAAGAGCGGTCAGTTGGTCGGCGTCAAGTTGGGCTTGAGCTTGGGAAACGGTGGAAACGACAACGGGAGTGATTGGGTTGGACATGGTGTTAGGTTTTGGGGTTGGGGTTTGGTTTTCGGGTCACCCGTCACATGATCGGGATTCCCAAAGCGGCAGAAAGGATGACTTTGGATTTCGGGACTCCGGGCTGGAGCGTCCCGGTGTAGGAAAATTGGCCTTCCGAAAAAGTGACTCCTGTCAAAACTTGCGACGAAGTTGGGAGGGAGCCAGACCATCCGTTTCCGCAACCGCACCCTTGATCGTAAGTGCAAGAGCCGTCGTCGTAATTGGCGCAGGAGTCGGGATTACAAGCGATCCCCGTCAGGCATCCGCCGTGGTAGTTTCCGCAGTTTCCGCAAGCGTCGGCGGGGTTATTGCACCCGCACGTTGAGTCTCCCGATCCATAAGAACACGACCCGTCATCAAAGTTGGCGCAACTGTCGAAATTGCAAGCATTACTGGATTGGCATCCCCCGTGGACGTTTCCGCAATTTCCGCAAAGATCGCATCCGGAATAACACCCCTGCCCCGGCTGATTGCAATTTCCGCAATCATCGGTTGCCGAACCGCATCCCAGACCACAATTCCCGCAAGTGCAATTCCCGCAACTATCGTGGCAGGAATCTTTGTAATTGTAGCAACTGCCGTCATCGTAGCTTGCGCCCTGATCGTAATTACAAGCCGAAGGGTCGTTGAGGCATCCTCCGTATCCACCGTAACAATACCCGCTTGAGCAATCTTTAGTGCATCCACCTCCACAAACGCCGCAAGTGTCGGCTGTCGCACTCCCGCCGCAAGTGCCGGAACAGTCATAGACGTGCGATCCGTTGCAATACCCGGCGCAATCCATGTTTCCGGGGAGACACGTCCCCCCATGTCCGTCCGAGACAGTCGCCGGGGTATAAGTCAGACCGTTTCCCGTGGCATAGAGTGAGGAAACCTCCGAAGCCGTTAAAGCCCGTCGCCAAACGCCGATTTCATCAAGGCTTCCTATAAATTGAAGTTGAGTATTTGCGTCTATTGAATCTCCGAATGTGAGGCTTGAAAAATCTATGAGGCCCGCCGAGAAACTTGCGGACGCTTCAAGATTTCCATCGGTGTAAAGATTAAATGAAGAACCGTCCCAGGTTAGAACACCGTGATGCCATTGATTATTCGTGACGGTCGTTATTCCGACAACTTGATGGCCGGATATTACTCCGCGAAACTTATTAAGCCCCGAAGCATGGGAAAAGTTAAACTCGATCCCGTTGGATGCATTGTTTGTGCAAAGTTCAGGATA